TCTTCGTCTTCTTCTTCTTCTTCGTCTTCTTCGTCTTCTTCTTCTTCTGTGTACTCTTCTTCATCGCTTTCCGCGGCTGCCAGAGCTACACGCTCAAGTAGTACTTCAACTGCCGCGTCGTCTAAATCGTCATCATCATCATCATCCCACTGACTCCTGCTCATTGCATTCATTTTTTTAACCACTGTGTCCTCCAAAATTGGTAACAATACTCGGCATATGCTTATGTAAGAAATACTAGCCTGTTTTTCTTACATATAAAGGCTATCAGTCTATCTTAGCGCTATGCGTCCGCAATGAAAGCGAAATATACGCGAGGCTCATCGATAAATCCGACTGTTCCGCGTTTACCGTCAGATTTGCGGATAACTTCAACTGTGGCTCCGGTAAATTGATGCGCCTCGAAGTCGGTTAACAGCTCGACACCGTTCCACGTATCCGTGTAGTTCCTATGGAGATCTACACGTACCTGCTCCTCGGTCAATCCGGCATAGCGCTTGCGTAATTTTTCGATAATGATGGCGTCTACGTTAAGCGTGGCTGGCACTAGTCTGCTCCTGAGTTTGATCGCCAGTAGCGCCTCCGCCCATGTCGTCCGATTGCGTTAGTTCCAGAATTGCTGTTTGAGCCTTAATCTCTTCAGCCAGATTGCGCGACAGTTGCTGAAACTGCTTTAATTGCGTAAATAAATCACGATGTATATCAGAGCCAAATTCGGCTAATGCTGTGAGTGCCTGCATAAGCCCGCCCATAAACGGTGTGTTCTCATTCCGCAGCCGGAGCAGTCCATTTGGAATATTAGCCAACTTAGGCGACCAGAGCGGGATAATCACAATACCCTGTAATTCTGGAATATGCCGTAACATGGCTTCAGAGAATTTATTTGCATGACTAAATAGCAGCAAATCGCATGGTGGTTTTTCTGATTCGATCGTGGCGCCAACTGGTACTGGCGTGCTCGTCGGTAGTGGCGAGGCTGGTAGGGCAGATTCCGGTGTTACGGCTTCAGGGTTAAGTTGCGTCATACTTCATAGTCCTTGGTAGAAAACCTTCAATTAGCGTAGTTGCGCGCGTTGCCGCCCAACCGAAGATGACTGCACGAATTAGCCCGGCTACAACACCTGGATAACCATCGGCAATCATTAATATTATGTAAAGATATACTGGGATATGGTAACTTTTGCAAAATGGGCACGCGAGTAATTCAGTCCATAGCCACGTGAATGACCCGTATTTGGCATCATCTTGATATGTTTGCGCAGTGGCTCGTAGTGTGGCGAAGATACTACCTTTGTGCCACACTTCTATAATCGCGCCAGTTGCGAGTATAACGGCGATCAGGTTAACGAGTTTATCCATGATGCTAGTGTTTGCGCTTGTGTTTGTGATGTGTGCTCTTATGTGCTCGTCCGCTAGCGTTGACGTAAATCAGTCCAAAATAGATTAGGCAAGCAACGGCAAAAATGCCGCCAAATCCAAGTGTAGGCGAGCAAATAAAACTTGCAAGAATAAAGAAACCTGCGAATGCTATTAATGTTTCCCCTGATGTCCCGCTCATGGTGAGTATTGATCTCCAAATGGCCACGCTACAGTCTGTGTATTATCAGGATCTGTGGCGGCATGGTTAGGCGTTGGCCCGGGGTACGGCGGTTTTAACTTCAATGTAATAGGTGGGTTTTGGTCTAAGTTGATATACGGTCCCGGGCCACGTAATGTGCTACGTATTGCGGGCTGTCGTCTTTCTTGATACAATTTAGCGTTTCTACTGATGTAGGCCATTGTCGTCTCCGTTTACGTTTACGTTTACGTGGGTAGATATATCTAGTAGTATACTCACCACGTAGCGGAAATGTTTCAGATGTTTCAGCGTATTGGGGTGCGACCGTCACGCTTAGCAGCAATTGGCATACACTCAGAAATAGAAGAGAAATGCTTTTTATCAGAATAAGTCCCAGTAAACCAATCCCATCTTCTAGCCATTGAAGCTCTCCGTCGTCCTTGTCGGGATAGTAATTCTGACCGTTGAACTTACCCATTTAGGTCACCATTTATGTCGCAGGAACAATCCCTGCCGATAGAAGAAGTAATCGACACAGCTTCGGCTGGTGTGCGGGCCCTTCTTCAGGAATTTGTATCGCTCGACGTATCTGATCCACATGCCTTTAAAAGTCGAGCGCATTTGCTCCAGGCATTGGCAGCTCAGAAATGCTTCCCATCTCTTGAGCCGATATTACCGCTGGTCTTAAATCTTAACGGTAAACCATATTCTCTACGCGATCATTATCCCTTCGCACCACTTTTCCGATTACTGATGCCAAAAAATCAGGTATGGAAAACTGGGCGGCAGTTGAGCAAGTCTACGTCGCTCGCGGCCCACGGCGTTGTTGTAGCTAATAGCCTGCCATTCTTCAAGACGTTGTATGTCACCCCGCTATTCGAGCAGATTCGGCGATTTAGCAACAACTATGTTCGCCCGTTCATAGATCAGTCGCCCGTCAAATCACAGTGGAGCGGGACTGATACCGAGAACTCAGTATTACAGCGAAGTTTCAAGAATAAGTCTCTAATGCTGTTTTCGTACGCACTCATGGATGCCGATCGTGTTCGAGGTGTGAGTTCTGACCGCGTATGCATCGATGAAATTCAGGACATGGATCCAGACCATATTCCTATTATTCAAGAGACGATGTCATATTCGCACTACGCCATCACGCACTTTACTGGAACACCAAAGTCGGTTGACAATCCTCTCGAGGGTTTATACCGGCAGAGCAGTATGGGCGAGTGGTTTATACCGTGCAAATCATGCCGGCACTGGAACATACCGTCAATCGATCATGACCTGGACGCTATGATAGGTCCATTCAACATACACATTAGTGAGAAGTATCCTGGAACTATATGCGCAAAATGCCGTAAGCCAATTAATCCGAGACACGGGCGCTGGGTGCATCGGTATAAGGATAAGCGCTGGCAGTTCTCCGGTTACCATGTGCCGCAGTTGTTATTACCGCTCCACTTTTCCGATCCTGAGAAATGGAATACGTTGCTGCTAAAACGTGCAGGTTTCGGCAACATGACAAAAGCGCAATTCTATAATGAGGTACTTGGCGAATCCGTCGATGCTGGTCAAAAGATTATCACGGAGACAGAACTCCGATCCGCATGCGTATTGCCGTGGGAGAATACGCCAGAGCCTGCTCCAAACTGTTTAGTAAATTTGCGCCATTATAAACATCGTATCTTAGCCGTGGACTGGGGCGGTGGCGGTGAGGCCGGAATATCATTCACTGTCATGGCCGTCTTAGGTTTTCGGCATGACGGCTCTATCGACGTTCTCTGGGGTAAACGATTGCTTATCGGCTCAGACCATCTAGCTGAGGCAGTCGAATGCATGAAGTGGGCTAAGCAATTTCAAATTGATTTCGTCGCCCACGACTATACCGGCGCCGGCACTGTGCGAGAAACAGTTATGGTTCAAGCTGGCTTTAATCTTGAACGCGTCATGGCCTTACGCCTTGTCCGGGCGGCGAGCCAGGATATTATGGTGTTTAAGCCCGCTACACCCATTAATCACCGACAGCATTATTCGTTAGACAAGACTAGATCGATACTATACACCTGTCAGGCGATTAAGTTGAAAATGGTTAAGTTCTTCTCGTGGGATCGAGCATCAAAAGAGAACCCCGGCCTCATTGGCGACTTCTTAGCGCTTATCGAGAATAAAACAGAATCCAGACTTGGCGGCGATATTTATACCATTACGCGTAACGTGCTACTGAGCGACGACTTTGCGCAAGCAGTAAATATCGGATGCGCCGCGGCTTGGCATGTTAATGACGCATGGCCTAATTTCGCCCAACTCGCTGGAATAGGCGCAATTGCCGCAAGCGCGCAGATGACGCAAGAAACAGACAGTTGGGATAATGGCGATATGGATGGTAGATATTTTTCTGGCGGCTACTAGTAATTAGCCTAATCCTCTAGACGCTGCAACCAGGGCATCATAGGCGCCACGTGCCATGATGCGCTCGCGAGCCGCTGCTCGTAATTTTGCCATATGGGCTATGTACGCCGGATCTGCGCTTACAAGCGTTTCCGCGCTAGTTACGCTATGCGGCTTACCTGTCAATTTATTATCGCCACGCGCCATTATACGCCCGATAGCCTCTGACTTAATTTCACCGCGGCCGTCTTCTAGTTCCATCTCATTGCCAACTGCTCGGGCCAGATCCGCCGATGCTTTATTGATCATAGTGTGAAGTGTATCTGCATTCCATGTAATTGACATACGATTCCTTAGAAAAATGCGTGTAAACGATTAATAGCTTTTGGCGGGGTAATATTCGTATAGCCGAGTATCTCGAACACTGCGACTATGCGGCGATTCGTCTCATCGATCGGATCGCCAATCTGTAAATCAAATGTCTTATTTGTCTGATTAATCGCAAACGCGCTCCCGTTATCCGGAATTGCCCAGACTGCTTCATCTTTAACTGCGCGTAAAAGATTCTTTTGCCAAATAATATCAGCCTCGGACGGGGCCCACTCAGTTACCGGAAGCATCAGCACCTCCGCCGGATAGTGGATTACTGTTAGCCGACTTCGCTGCTTTCTTCGCTGCTTTCTTCGCTGCTTTCTCATTTAAAATGACATTTATCGCAGCGTGACCTTTTTCTGCCACATTAAATGTAAACGCATCAGCCTCATCATCGAATGCGCAGTCCAGTAAATCCTCGGCGACCGCGGCTTGCGTAATATTTGATAGAATACGGTTAAGTACTGCTGACGTTAATTTAGACATTGACGCATGAGCCTCTTCGGGCGAGAAACCGCCGATGGCGTATACACCGGCTGGCGCGCCGGCGGTTGCGTCGTTATTGCTGCATTCTTTAATAATCTGCTCAAGTTCCTCACACGATAAGAATTGCCGCTGCACGCGCAAGCTCTTGAACGATTTCTTGATTTCTTTCTGTTTCTTCTTGCTGGCATTTAGGCGCACATCTAATAAGCCACTAAACAGAACCAGCGCTTTATCGCGGAAGGCTGGTATTGATACCGCATTTTGCATTATTTCTTCTTGTTCAGCGCGGTCTTTAGACTCATATGACCACGTCCCGCCATCATCGTCATCGTCATCGGCATCGTCATCGGCATTGAACATGTGTAGCTCATCCGTGTGTTGGTGAAAGTTACTGGTCCGCATTTCTCGTGCAGTAGTCAAAACACTGCTCATTTAAATCGCATTCAGCCAGTTGTTCTCGCATTGTACGTTGACGTTTTGGGAATTTATATGGGTGGCACAGGTCGCAGCGACAAATACCGCACCCACCGGCTCTACGCGCCTTTCGGAAACTATTCTCCGGCGGCGCAGTAACAACAGTGTTACAGTTACCGCTCGAGCTATGCTGTCGGCTATCCCGCGCATACAGCTTAGCCCTATGTTTGGCGATATGTTTCTCGTCATTAGCTCGTTTCATGTTCGAACCCCGTATTAACAAGAATGACATTATTGCAGCCAATATTTTTTGCAATTTGTACAGCATTTGGGTGGTATGCGGCCACTGGCGCATCTCGTTTTAGTACGCCAGCTACAACAAGTGCTTGTGCGCCTAATTGGGCTAAACCCCTACGCCTTAGCTCTGGGTCAGTAAAACACTCTAAGGTTTGCACCGACGCCGGCTGGCCATCCATTATCTCCACCCATTGTCGAGTACCAACCCAGCCGACTAATAATGAATTATAGCAAATTAACGCTATAAACATGTCGCCACGCTCGACGCCATCTGGCGCAATATACCGATTTAGTAGCTCTTCGCGCATAGAGCCTATACCGGATTTATAGTCACGCCAACATAAGCGCTCGTATATAGTTGACACTACATCAGCGTTAAGCTCATTAATGCTGACGATTTTTATGTCAAAAGCTGTCATTAGTAACTCCGTAGCATTAGAGTCTACCATACAGACTAGCCCCTAGAAGGAGTCGAACCCTCATCAGCTGATTACAAATCAGACGCACTACCATTGTGCTATAGGGGCGCAGCCTAATCATCAATATCGAATAGATCTTCATCCTCGATATCGTCGCCGGCTAATTTTTCGGTATCGCGCGTATACTCGTCGTCGCCGTCGTCGGCATCTAACCAGTCTAATCCGGTATTATCAGCCGGATCTGTCTGGTCATCGTCTTCAGCCGCAATGTCCTCATCCTCATCCTCATCCTCATCCTC